CCAGAACAACAATCGGATAGACCTCTACTCGATCAGGTGCGCGACCTACGGATCACCTATTCAAACATCCACCAGATCCCAGACCCTATATCAAGACAAGAACATGTGATGCTAATCATGGGATACAACAAAGGCATTGAGGACGCAGCCAAGTTGATGGTAAGAGGATTGAATCAGGTAATAGATCAAAGTGATGGTACTTGCTTAGATGATGAAGCGGACAGGGAGCAGTTTATAAAAGCACTATATGGAGCGGGGAATACAAATAGCTAAAAGCGGAATCTTAAAACCAGCCTACACGCCGGCAGGGGAAATGCGTAAGGTGGCTGAAGAAAACTCAGAGTGGAGTTATGCCCACGAGGTTCAGAGATTCTATGACCGATCAAAAGAGGTAATGAAGCGGTTTTATTCAGACATCCAAGGATATGAAGAACTGCCTGAAGTTGTGTTTGGTGTAACGAGTCTAAGGAACAAGAACACACTCGCCGCATACCGATTGATACCAGACGCAGTAGGACTACCCTTCCGTATAGACTTCAACGAACAGCACTACATCGACGGCGAGAATGGTAAGGAGTGGCGGTATGGCGAATGGGCTAAATATGAAACTCTCGCGCATGAACTTGGCCACCACTGGCAACAATTAAAAGGCAAAGACCCATTCACAAGAAGATCAAAGGTTACACATAATGCCGAGTTTACGGGCAAACTAGCAAGTATTGGACTTCAATGCGACAGTGACGGGGCACACTTTGCAGTCGCTAGCGAGGACTCGCCTGTGGGGATTCTATTTACCGAATGGGGACTGAAACCACCGCCCGATGTACCAAGAGGCGATCCTAATGAATTTGATTGGTTTAAGTTCTTTGCAGATCGAGAGGGACGCGAGAGACCAGGTACAAGCACGCTAGTTAAATACGAATGCCCTAGTTGCGGACTCAAGGTCAGATATGGTAAACAGGATGAGCCGTTTCTGATGCACGTACCATGCGGGGAGCTATTAGTAAGAAAATAGATTGCTAAAACAATGTTGATTGGATGATTTCTCGATTGCCGATTTTATCCCCGTACTTAGTTTCAACTGCTTTGTAGAAATTCGCTATAGATTCGGGGTGGTTATTTAGGAACCATTGGATATGATTTTTTAAATATTCCTCTCTAATTTTTGGATCTCTAAGGTCGTTTGGGATTCTTTCCATTCGCGGATCTACGCTATCAAAACCTGCAAAAGCCTTAGAAAGCCTTACTCGAGCCATATCAACATATTCATGGTTAAGCTCATACCCGATTGCTTTTCTGTTAAGCTGCTGGCATACACGCAATGTAGTACCACTTCCACAAAAAGGATCTAATATTAAATCTCCCTCGTCTGATGAAGCTAGAACCATCCTTTCGATAAGTCCTTCGGGTTTTTGTGTGGGGTGGGCGTGTCGGTTTGGGTGAGAATAGTGAACGTGCGAGAATTGCCATACATCACCAGGGTTTGCTCCACGCATGTTGTTTCTCGATCTGTAGTACTTCTGTGGAATCCTGACACTATCGAGATTGAATTTAAAATTGTCTGTCTTGGTAAACATTAGTATGTCGTCGTGTCGGGGTGAAAATCCGCGCTTCTTCCCCATTCCTTGTGTGTAGTGCCACGATATCCAACTGTTAAAGATTAGGTTTTGCTCCCGATCTAAAATGTCAAACAAATAGGAAATAAATCTTACACCCATGAAAACGTAAATTGTTCCGTGTGGTTTTAACACACGTTTTGCTTCTCCCAGCCATGTTCGCGAGAACCCCAAGTACTCAGTAAATGACTTTTGATCATGGTTGTTGCCGTAGTCTTTTCCGAGATTGTATGGGGGGTCTGCTATGATAAGGTCTACACTAGAATCTTCGACAGATTGAAACAAATCAATTGCATCGCCTTGGATTATTTCCACCTCGCTCAGACCTTTATCCATTGATACCTCACCGCGTATTCGTACCAGCCCACATAACCCTTTTTTGAAGAGATGCACTTTCTATCCAGTAGTTGGCAGAACTCCCAGGTTGTCCTTTGTTCAAGAGATACATAATGAATATCTCTGACTTGCAACTGACCAGATCCAAGGGCTGGATTATAGCTTATATCTCGGTCGGAGATGTATTTGAGGTCGTAAGCGTTGAAATCAACTACCTCCATCACGCCATTAAACATACTGGTATTTGGATCCCGCTCACTGAATACCTTGTGTTTAATTGAAAGAATAATAAACATGTAATCGGGATCTTCTAAAAATGCTGTTCGGATTCGTGCAAATGATGTGATGTTGGGTGACTTGCCGCTATTCAGAATATCGTTGCTCGTCGCTTTGACATCGACAAATCCAGTTACTGATGATGAGTGTTTCCTTGTTCGTTTAAATTGAAGAATAACATCCGCCATGTTAAGTCGTTCCCCTGATTCGACATTAACTAACTGGTATTCATTTTCACTGTCCTCAACAACGTCTGTGAACAGTTCTTGAGCCCACGCTTCAACAAAAGGCCCAGCAATCTTATTCACATTCTCCATTGGGATTCCGTATCTAAGATTTGTGTTGATGATGATTTTGTTTCGGCCCACGTCTAGAGCGGTTTTAACCATTTTTTCTATTGAAGTAACCACAAAACTGGAACACTCGGAATAGTCTTCCGATTCCACTGGTATCTTGAGGACAAGATTGAGGTAATCACTATTCAGCATTTCTTGAGACTCCACTGGATTTTAAAATCCGATCCTACGCGATTGGAGGAGTCAGGCAATAGAACTCTTGTGCAGTTTGCCGTGATCAGAGAGGGAATTTAAAATCTAGGTTAATCAGGAGAGTGAATCGTGCCAACAGACGAATCAAGTTGGAGATTTTACATCATATCGAGTGTCATCATATTGATAATCGGTGGATTGCTTGGGTTGGGCGTCAACCTCATCACTCCGAAAGTCAAAGAGACTGGAGAAGGTTGGTTTCAAAAGCGCCGCCTCAAGAAAGAGAAATACAGAGCAAAGCTTGAGAGAGCATCCCACGATTTAGACACAGATCCCACAATAGTCTACTTATACTTTGTTGGTTTGGTATTACTTTTGGTGACAGGATTCGCGCTTTTGGGAATAGCCGCGATCATTATGGCCGTGATTTATCTATACTTTGAATCTGTTGTGCCTCCCGCTGATGGGTTTATAAGAATAATGCTAATCATCGCGGGTTTAGTTCTTCTAGCAGCGTTCGTAGTAGCTGGCTCTTACTTTGCTGTTCGCTGGATGGGGTTGGTTGCTTACGCTAAAGATTTGTATCTCGTACACTCAGACAGAAAAAGGGCAGAGAGGAAAGCAAGGAAAGAAGCGGAAGTTGAAAACGACCAAGAAGAAATGATAGACTAGCAAAATGCTCATGAAGTGTGTGGGGTGCAATTCCGAGCACGACCACCATAGTTGGAAGTTTAAGGACTACGAAGACCGGAAAGGTCAAATAAAAAGTGGATGGTTCTGTGGCAAACACTTCAAACCCTCAGTAAAAGAGTGGGTTCCCGATAGAATAAAGCAAGAAAGAAAAGCACACTTCAAGGATATAGTGCAGCCTTGGAGAGACAACGAACCCTCAAGGGAATATATAGACACGTACCCAGAACAATCTAAGAAGATTTTTACTCCAAAGGAAAGAAAATCAGCCAAGAAAGTTTGGAGTGACATCGCACCAAAATGAACAATCAAATTATAGAGTTGCTTTTTAAAATCATTGACTCGGACATCTCTAAAGATGCCAAAGAGAAGATACTCTTGCACTATATGCTCCCCAAACCAAAAGAAGGCTATGAGTCTGAGATGGTCGCACCAATAGAAAAGATCGAAGATACGGGCAGAGTGGGAACTATCAAGCGACCTTCAAAGAAGGAGATCGATATGAGGAATAACCCAAAACTAAAGGAAGAATTTGAAGCAATGGCTGAAACACTAGAAAAACTGGAAGTATGAGTAGACCGACTAAATACAAAGACACCTACCCAGATCAACTGTATGAACATATGAAGGGTGGTCTTAGTTTTGAATCATTTGGTGGAGTGATTGGTGTCTCTGAAGAAACTCTACACAAGTGGAAAAACCAAAAATCTAAGTATTTTCGTAAAGCGTTTTCTGAGTCCTATAAAAGGGGGAGAACCGCTTCCATGCTTCATTGGGAAGAATTAGGACACGACATGGTACTCGCCGGACAAGGCAATGCAACGGCGTGGATATTCAACATGAAGAATAGATTTAACTGGAAGGACAAAAAGGATATCACCACCGACGACGAAAAAATAACTGGTCCAATACTTCTGGCACCCAAACGAAATGGAAGAATATTGGACACCCCACCCAAAACAACAGGAGGCTCTAAGGCGGAGTGAGTTTGAAATACTTTATGGAGGAGCACGAGGCGGAGGCAAGACCGACGCGGGTATAGTTTGGCTCAGTTATGATATTGCTAATCCTAGATTAAGAGCCTTAGTTATTAGACGCAATGCAGATGATTTATCCGACTGGGTAGATAGAGCCAGAAGGATGTATGCGAGGTTTGGTGCCGACTTCGCTTATAGACCAACAGAGATCAAATTCCCCACAGGCGCAATCATAAAGACAGGACATCTCAAAGACGACAGTTCATACACCAAGTATCAGGGACACGAATACCAACGAATGGTTATTGAGGAGCTTAATCAGATACCCGAGGAGAAGCGATACCTTCAACTTATAAGCTCGTGCAGATCGACAGTAAAGAACTTGCCGCCTCAAGTCTTTTGCACAACTAATCCAGGCGGAGCAGGACACGGTTGGGTTAAGAGAAGATTTGTTGACGTTGGACCACCCAACATTCCATACACAGACCCCGATTCAGGACTCAATAGAATCTACATACCAGCGACTATCGATGATAACCCAACACTCTTGGAGAACGATCCTAACTACCTAAAGATACTTGAGGGATTAAAAGAGACAGACGTTGAATTGTGGAAGGCGTGGAGATTGGGTAGTTGGGATACCTTCGCTGGACAGTTCTTTAGGGAGTTTAGACGCGATCTGCATACCTGTAAGCCGTTCACACCAAAGAGCGAGATACCAAAGTACGCGGGTGTTGACTGGGGACGTATTGCACCCTTTGTATTCCTAGCTGGTGCGTTTGACGTGGTTAAGATGGAAGACGGCAGGGTGTTTCACAGAGTGTGGATATATAAAGAAATCGACGGCACCGAGAAAAATCCAAAAGAGTGGGCTGATGAAATAAAAGAGAGAGTAAATATCGAGGAGTTCACTAGGATATCAGTTGATCCGGCGATGTTCACGAAAGGTCAAGACAACTCAATCTCAATAGCGGATCAATTTAAAAAAGAAGATATACGCATGAAACCCGCTAGTAACGACAGAGTCGGTGGATGGTCGGTGTTACACGACTGGTTATCAATAGCACCAGATGGTTTACCCTATCTTGTAATCACCGAGGATTGCCATGACCTTATTACTACACTACCCGAGCTTGTACACGATGATAATAAAGTAGAAGATGTGGATACCACCGGTAACGATCACTGGGCTGACGCTTTAAGATACATGCTAAAACACGTAAAATGGATAGATGCTAAAATTGGAGGGGTTAAGTCAAGTCCACCCGAGCCGAAAATCAAGAAGGGTCCACTCATGAATCTTGACTTGGAGAAGTTTGAAGGTAGATCAAAGAAACGTCGTTACAAAGAGGTATGAAGGTATCAATACTAAGTAGAGAAACAACAGAAATCAGAGTGGTTGACGTTGATGTGACTTCGGTTGTATTGGTGGCAACTCCCGACAATAGACTGAAGATGTTCTTTTGCCCTAACTGTCAAAATCCTGTGGTGCAGTACAACGGTCAAGTGGTACAAATACTCCCGGGTGCAGTTCCAACAGACATACCCATCTTAGTTCAGTGCTCTAACCGCAATTGCAGGACTAAATATTTATTTGAGAGAATTGCTGTAAGAGATGATATAATGGGGATATGAGCATTCTAGCCCTCCGAAAGGTGGGCTTTTCTATTTATGGATAACGACAAAGACCAAATACAAATCCAAGATCCTTTAAGTCTGGATATTGATGATGAAAAATTCGCCACAATCATCCAAAAGCGCATTGATAACTCCAAGGAATGGTACAAGGAAAAGAAGTATGACGAACGTGTAGAGAAGAATGAGAAGTATTACTTCGGCAAACAAGTGGATATAGAAGAACTCAAGGGCTACGAAGGCAAGTGGTTAGATAACATCATCTGGGAATCGGAGAAAAGCATCAAGGCTATATCTCTCTCACGAATGCCAGACTTGATCGTTAAACAGGGTAACGAAGGGGATCAGAGCAAGAAATCAGCCGAGGATTTATCTAAGGTAGTTGATAGTGGCATTAAACGCCGAGAGATGAGGCAGGTATTGGCACTCGCCTTTAAACATGTTCCAGTCTACTACCAAGGTGTTATTAAATATCGATGGGACCCCGAGCTGGGCGAGGATGGAGACTACATATTCGAGGTAGTGCATCCCAAGAATATTGTGGTTGATCACACATCCCCAAGTAACGACCAAAAGGATATGGACTTCGTAGCGCAGAAGCTGGAACTATCTATTAAAGAGTTGATTATGCGCTTCCCAGACAAGAAGAAGGAAATCATCGAAGCCGCCCAGAAAGATGGAATACAAGCCAACGACGATGGGGAGATACCAGAGGCTAAAATGGCAACCAAAGTGCACCCTTGGGAGATATGGTTCACTTGGTACAAAGAGACTGAAGGCGGGGAGTATGAAAGAGTTGAGGGTGTAGCGTGGAAGTATCACAAAAAGATTTTAAAGAAGATCAAGAATCCTAACTGGGACTGGGAAGGGCAGACGAGAACATTCAATTATGATCAGGAAATGGGCGAGGATGATATAAGACAGACAATGCTTGGTGGAATGGAAGTGCCAGGGATGAAAACCGAGACCTTCTACAATAACTATTTCGAGTCTCCAGAAAAACCCTTTATCTTTTTAAATTCTGAATTGTGGGGCAATTCACCACTAGACGAAACATCAAGAATAGAGCAGTTGATCCTCATGCAGTACACCCTAGACGAAAGAGGAAAGATCATCGCCGAGAAACTGAAGAATCGAACTAAGCACATATTCTCCAAAGACGGCGGTTTGAAAGCTGATGACATAGAGGAAATGGACATCAACGATCCCGACGAGGACTTACTTGTTGACGGGGATGTGGGCAAGGTTCACGGAATAATCGCACCAGATCTAGCCACTCCACAAGAGTTCAAAGACTATGAAGACACAAGAAGTCGTATGTTCGCAAAAGCCGGCACGTTTGCAACCCGAGGAGAATTACAGTCTGACACTGCTACGTCAAACCAAATCGCACGAGAGGCTGATTTCACGCGAGCAGACGATCTTGTAGACGATACCATTAACTATGCGGCCGAGAAGATGTCCAGGGCGGTACTACAGATGATCAAACTAAGGTACACCAATGACCATTATGTACGTATTCTTGGCGACGACGGCAATACGGTCTTTACAAGAGTCCACAGGGATATGGTAGAAGACGGCATGGAAGTTCAAGTAACCGCCTCGGGCACAGATAAGCTGAAAGCCGAACGACGCGCTATGGACATGGCTGGCATGAAACTCATTGACCCTCTCACTTTCTATAAGGATGTCGGAGCCAGTGACCCACATGGAAGAACCAAGAAGCTAATGACGTTTATGATGAGTCCAGAGCAATATATGGCAGAGTTTGTGATGGGATTGAAGGACAGCGCGGCTATGGGTGAAGCTTTGAATGGTCAAACTGGCGGCCAACAGGCGTTGATGGACATCGCTCAAATGCAGCAAGGTCAGATGCCCCCAGTACCGGAGAATGTAGATGCTGAGTATCTGGACACACTAACCACCTTTATGCAATCACCCGAATTTATGGCGTTACCACCAGAGTTACAACAGGCGATTAGCAGTTTTGCCGAGCAAGTGCTAAATATCGTCAGTTCACAGACCCAAGAGCAACCACAACAACCATCACCGTCAGATCAGTTTGGCGGTTCAGCGGCTGGACCCAGCCCGATGGATACAACCAAAGTAGCAACCGAACCTCAGACATTAGCACCGGGTTCAACCAGACGGTTATAAGAATTAGACCTCGGCAAAAGGTTGTGATATACTTTACATAATGGCAACCGACGAGCCAAAGAGCATTACTCAGGAAACTACCGAAACTAAAGATCAGGTAGTGGATGAGACTTCACAAGAGACCCCAAAACAAACAGCCGAAGATCAAACAACAGGAACAAAAGAGGTAAAGGAAGAGACCTCAGAGGTTGATGTGGAGAAGATCACAGAGACCGCTACCAAAAGAGCCGAAGAGCGTGTGGCTCAACGATTACTCGACGCACTGGGCGTTACTAAAGAGGAGAAAACTCAGGCTGAAGGGGAAGGATTGATACCGCCTTGGGAGAAGGAAGGCAGAAACCCCAAGAGTTATAAGGAAGTGGCTGAGTTTTCAGCACAGCTCGCGGAATGGAAGCTTGAACAGACCCAAAAGGCGAAGGAAGAAGAGGAAGAGCAAGCCAAAGAGCAACAGAAACAGACTAATGAACAATGGAATAAGTATTGGGACGATCAACTAGATGAGTTGGTTGCCTCTGGGAAATTGCCGAAGGTCGAAGACTCCAAAGACCCAAACGATCCTGGTGTAGTGGCGAGAAAGGTACTCTTCCAAAGCATGTTCGATATCTCCCAAGAGAGACTACAACAGGGTAAACCGGCAGTAACTTCTTTAAAGGAGATATTTTACGAACACTACAAAGATCCCAACGCTCAACCAGCAGGTTACGATGCACCCATATCTCTGGGTAAGAGAGCTGTGTCAACAGGGGAGAAGGCTGATTACTCGTACAACGACATTCATGGATCAAGTTACTCAGAAATCATAGCCGGTAAGAAATAGGCTCAGATTGACCACTTGACATAAAGATTTAGACTGTATTATAATTACAGCATACGAGAAATATACCTCGCCAAAAGCGGGGTTTTTTTATTGATTAAAACATGGCAGTAGACGGAATCACAAATTCAAACAGAGTAGATGCAACAACAGAGCGAAAACTCTACGCTAAGGTTGTTGACGGTGTAGGAAACTCCAGATCATACTTCGCTAGAGCAATGGGTAAGGCAAAACCGTTCGTTGGTAAATCCATGGACGTGAGCATCAAATACCAAAATTCTAACACCTTTGAATGGTTCACTGGTCTTGAAGCACTAAATTCGGCAGCTTCGGATAATACAATCACACTTTCCTTTAGACATGCAGCGGGAACTCAACCAGTCGTTTCTATCATGGTTGAATCTTTTGCTAATCAAGGTGAAGCAGGAACGATTGATCTCGACGACTACAAATATGAAGAAGCGGTCATGGAAGCAGTACAAGCAGTCGGAACCAAAACATTCTCAGGACTTGGTGCCGCTAACGACATTCTCGGACTAGAAGCAATAGTCGACGACGGATCGAACGTAGGAACAATCGGAGGAAAACTTCGATCTTCTTATGACACACTAGATGCAACGGTAACAGCCTCGAGCGGAACTTTGACCTTGGCAAAAATGGCAACACTTCATAGCGCAATATCAGCAGGTGGAGTTGTAGCTTCTGAACCAAATATCATGGTAACAACAAAGACTATCTGGGATTTGGTAGAGCAACTTTTGCACCCAACATTGAGGAATAACTATTCCACACTTCCAGTGAGAGGTGACAACCTAGAAAAGGGTGACGGACTCAAGGGCATGGCTGGTTTCAGGGCCATCACATGGAGAGGTATCCCAATAATTCGAGATGACGCTTGTACTTCTGGAGTTCTCTACATGCTTAATGAAAAAACATTTGCATGGCACGGAAGA